CGTTTCGGCAAGTCCGGTATTCGGGTTCAAGATCGGCGCGGACACATCGCCCACGTCCGACCAGAAGCCATAGGAGAAAGGCGCTCCGGTCGAACGGTCCCGCGCTACCAGCCAGAGGAAGTCTCGCGCAACCAGTTGSCGAGCTTGGAGAGCAGCGTAGTTTTCGGCAGATAGATTTCTCATCGGCTTTCAAACCCTTGGAACGTGATAACTCCCCTGCCCGTCGATAGATCAGCTGTGGTGTTGATCGAACCCGGCACAATCGTCATCAGGCAGGACGGTTTAACGAGCGTCACAGCGTCACCAACTGCTGTAGTCGGCCATAAGTGCGGTCTGACTTCGATCTCCGAACCGGACACGTTGACAATCTGGTGGAGGTCGTTTGTTCTGATCTGGAGATAGTCGCCTACGCTTGCGACGTAGCCACCCGGCAGGCCAGAAAGACCGATTGTGTTCCGGTTCGTTCCGATGCTTCCGACCGTGACCGCCGAAACATTCCCCATGCCAGTACCGTTCGGATAGGCGATGGGATAGCATCGGCTGGTTGGCCTTCCACGGAACTGTTTCAGGCCGCCTTCCAGCGCCTTCAATCGCGCCCGCCAAGCATCCAATTCGTTCGGGCGCATAGATCGAGATTGGTATGAAGCCGTCCAGAGAGGCGAGCCGAAATCCTTGACGAATGTCTGACCGATTGCCGTTCGGCTTGTTTCCTGTCGGTAAGCCAGATCAAAGTCAGTTGACCAACCCGGAAAATCGGCAAGGATGTCGTAGGGATATGTGATCGCCACTTAGCCTCTCCAGTTCCGGGTTGATTTGGCTTTACGCATGGTTGCGAGCACAGTGGCAGGCAGTTCAGCCTTTTGCCGCTGAAGCTCTGCCGTAAGCTGGGCAAGCCCCGCTTGATCTGCCCCACGTGCATCAATCTGTGGCGCATACGTGAAGTTTCCGCCGCCGCTTGTTGCCGCGCCGCGAAGGTTCGGCAACGTCGGGGCGTTCAACTTATGGTTCGGGATAACCTGCTCGCCGCCGTTGAACCTGACCAACTCCGGGCCATTCTCGCCAACAACAGCCAAGCCACGCGGTGCCGAATTCGTCCCTTTTGCAAATCCTGGGATTAGGCCGCTAAGAAAGCCGCCACCGCCGCCCGATCCCTTGAAAAGACCCGTGAACAAGTCGTCAAAGGCCATATCCAGGAGTTTGTTCGCGATCTTCTGTAGTGCGCCCGCAAAGGCTTCTGCCGCTGACTTCCCTTGAATGAGATCGTCAACAATCCCGCGAAGCGCATCCTTCTGCGCATCCTGCCATTCTTCCGACCGTTGCCGTATTTTGTCCTGCGCTTCAGCAAGCTTGTTCGCTTCGGCTGTCGCCAATGCCCATTGCTCGGCAGTGGCAGCAATCTGCGCCCGCAGTTCTGGCGTTAACGCCACGCCCGCCTTTTGCGCCGCATTTAGCAATTCCTGCTCTGTGCGCGCCTTCTCCATGGCGTAGCCATAGTCGTTGATCAGCGGGTTGATCTTGCGCTGTGCTTCGGTCTCTGCGACAAGGGCGGCTGTGCGGTCGGTGACGCGCTGCATGTTATCGTCGAACCGCTCGGCGGGAGTTTTCTTCGTTCGACCCTTCTTCTTATCGTCTGGTGTAGTGGCGATACCGCCGCCGTAGCCCGATGGGGTTGAGGCGAGGATCTTTTCGGCACGCTTCTGCTGAACTTCGAGCTTATCGACCGCGCCGGCTAATGCGATGGCATTATTGCCAGCGCTCTCAGCGGCATATTCAAACGGCTCGAATTTCAAGCCCGTCATTCTATAGAATGTTTTAGCTCTTTCGTCGGCGGCGTCGGCGTCTGCGCTTGCCTGCGTGTATGCGGCCTTGGCTGCTTCAAGCTGCAAGCTAATCTGCTTCGTCAGTTCAGTCTGATACTGACGAGAAGCTGAAGCAGCATTTTCCAGCGCAACCTTGTTTTCGTCGACAGCATCGCTGAATGATTTCGCAGCACGGTCGCCAGACGACATATTGTTGTAGAGCAAATAGACGGCACCTGCCGCAGCCCCGGCCAAGAGGCCGATTGGCCCAAGCGATGCACTGAAGGCGGCAACTACGCTCGTACCTGTACGAAGTGCGGTCAGGAATGAGCCCAATGCAACAACGGCCTGGCCAAGTCCGACGACTACGCCAGCGATTGCCCGACCGGTGAACGCGGTAATCAGCACTGTCGCAAAGGCTGCGACGACGTCCGCTATTTCTTTGAAGTTGTCAGCTACATACTGCAGCGCTTGAACCAGCTGCCTACTCGCGCCAGCTGACTTATCGGCATTGCCGATATAAGCGGTAAACTCGTTATTAATCTGCGTGAAGGCGTCGGCAATGGTCGCGTTGGTGGCCTTGAACTGAGCTTCAATGCCCTTTTGTGCATTCAGGATAGCCTTGAAAACACGATCGGACGTCAGCTTCCCATCGGCGCCAAGCTGCTTCAAACCTGCGATCGTCGTCTTAAACTCGTCCGCAATAGCCTTCGCGATCACTGGCGCGTTTTCACGCAGGGATCGCAGTTCGTCACCTTGCAGCACGCCCGATCCAAGCGCCTGACCAAGCTGGAGAATGCCAGCAGCTTGTTCCTGTGCGGACGCACCGCCAGCCTTAAAGGCTTTCGAAACAAGCGACGTTGCCAAAGCAATCTCGTCTTCCGACTTGGCTACGGCGGAGGCCGATCGGATCAGCCGAGCATATAAGTCAGTATAGGCTTCAAGACTTGTGCGTGCTTCGTTCGCACCGTCCTTCAACTCATTCAGCGAACGTGCGCCAACACCAGCTGCCGTCGCTGACGAACGAATGAGGTTTCCAGCCTGCGTCCAAGCATCCGCATACTGCATCAACTCGCGCGTGCCCAATGCGGCAGTAATGCCAGTTAGGGGAGCGGCGAGGTCTCGCATCGTGCCTTTGCCAATGTTTCCAAGTGCCGCATTGATGCGCTGTACGCTGACATCTGCGGACTTCTCCATCTGGCGCATCTGACGCGTAAACTGTCCGCGCTGCCGATTGATGGCGTTTTCCAATCGCTTGAAATCGGCTGAAAATTGAACGACAAGAGATTCAAGGTTAGTGGTCATGGCGGGGCACCTATGAAAATAGAACAGAGATTTAATGGATTGGGCTGGTTAGGAATTGGGTTCCTATTCGTCGGCCCTCTGGTGTCCGCGTATGGCTACTGGGATCTGATCGCGACAGTCACGAAGAACGCGCAGTTTGGCGGCTATTACAGTCAAAGTATGCTGATGCCGTACATATTGCTGATTGCGGGCGGAATCGCATCACTGGCGTCACTGCCGCTCATTATTATCGGTCGTGATTTCGAAGGATTTGCCACGGGAGCCGATGGCGCCAGATCAGGATCTCGCGTGAAGGAACCGACGTTTTAGAGGGGGTAGCATGGTTTGGTTTCTGGTAGGGGCCGCATGTATTATCGCGTTTGTGTTCATCGCATCCAAAAGAGCAACTGGAATTGGCCGCTCAGACAATTTCAAATCGAATTTTGTTATTGCAGGGGATGGAGATTACGATTTCGACATCGTCGGTGAATCCAATTATCAGGACGCGCTTGAACGCATAGTCGGGCGAAGCGATGAATCCGCAGAATACTATTGTACCGCCCAACTAGTTCCCGAACCAAAAAATCCCCACGACAACCGCGCCATCAGAGTAGACATTGACAGCCTGACAGTAGGGTACATCTCGCGCAACGAGACTTCAGACTTCCATTCCGTTCTAAGAGGAAGGTCTGCTAATGTTGATGCGCTAATCGTTGGCGGATGGGAAAGAGGGAAACGGGGACGTGGTCATTTCGGCGTTAAGCTAGATATCGCAGTCCCCGTTCGTCTAGAATGAGCGCCTAAGCGCTCACCCGATCATCTCTCCATCTTCGCCAATGCGTCACCGTCTGGTAGGTCGCGCCAGTCACTTGTGCTATCTGGCGATTTGACAGATTGGTTTCATCGATGAGTTGCAGGATTTTATCGCGAAATTTAATTCGCTTCCCCCTGTACTGAGATTCCAGTGCAATTTTCTTCACTGGCTCATGTTCGATTTGAACAGGTGCTGTATCCTGTATGGCTGGCCTTTCAGCGCCGATCACCATACCGATCACCGCGACCGAGTTGCGTGCGGTTCCGCCGAATGGCGATTTGAAGCGCTGACCCAGTGCTGTACGAGCGCCAAACGGCTTAAAGTTAATAACTTCCGGCTCGACATCTTGAATGCGTATGCGCCCATCGTGCTCAATAACAACTGCCCTGCCTGCTCCATCGTATTTATTGATATCGACCCAGACAGGTTCGCCATCAATAATCATGGCGCAGGCATTTTGCGGCTTCGGAGCAATCGTGTCTGCAACCGTTTCGAGTCGGTCGATGTTGCGCTTGAGCTTGATCGCGTCGTCGACCTTCGTGCTCGTACGGCGGTCATGCGCACGAACACTGACTGGCTTTTCAATCTTGCCGCGCCGATACTCCATGAAAACATCGATCAGAGCTTTGCGAACGGCGGCGGCTTTCTCCGTGTTCGACCACATACAGATCAGAAGGGCTTGCGGTTCGTTAAGATAGTAGGCGACGGAAGGGCGTCCGCCCTTTGATGTGGTTTTCACGGCTTGCGTGAAAACCTCTCCGTGCATTGAAATTTCAGCTAAATTTCCCTTGATTGTCTGTCGCACGTTCAGCGGCTGCCTCATCCCGAGGCTGGTCGCGAGCGTCACATCCAAAATGCGAGGCTCGCCGTCAACTTCTGCATTCAGGTCTGCAATTGTAAAGATTCTTCTGCTATCAATTCTCGCAGCTTGTTCCATAGGGCCATATCCTTTGGTTCCAGTTAGGCTGAGCGCCCGGTGTTGACGCACCTTGCTCAGCCGCTCAATTTATGGCACCATAAAATCAAGATGTCAATTAATAGCGCTATAAAATCAAAAAAAGGGCGACCCGCCGTAGACAGCGAAGCTGTTAACGTGCGCTTGCTCGTTGATGTACTCTCCCAGATCGATGAGTGGCGGCGAGAACAACCGGATATCCCGACCCGCCCGGAGGCTATTCGGAGGCTACTTGCGATCGGCCTGCGCGCCGATCATGGCTTGCATGATCTTCTCGGAAACATGGATTCCATCGTTGACGGGCACATGCTCAACCGTGGCAAGCTAGAAAACAAGCTGCGCTTCATTTTACACGACAATTCCGACGTAGTTTGAACCACTCGCCGTACGGCACGGCAAGTAGACAACCCCGCCGAGGCGGGGCTATCAGACTAAACGCGAAGTTGTTGGGCGAGTAACTTGCACCTCAAGCTAAAAACGACCAGTTAGGGCATCTTCGACCAATTCTACAAAGAAATGCGTGTCGAAGAAGTAATTTGGATACGCCCGACGAAGGGATGCAATAGATTCCACGGAAACGAGAACAGCATCTCCATCATGACTGGAAGAAAAACGTTTCTCTGCTTCCAGATAATCGGATGCTGCCTTTTCTAGAGCTCCGGACTGATATCCCGTTACATTCAACTTTGCATTGGCAATATCAAGTTGAAGCAGGAAAAAGTGCTGTCCTTTTATCTCTGGGCTTTCAAGGATTGTAGGTGCAGTACCATACGTTCGCAGACGTTTTACCGCGTCTAGTTTTTCCGCAAGGATACGGAGCTCGTCCAGCAATCCATCTCGCCCGCTTGGGGTCTCGGGCACCGGGGCCGTGTCTTCCATTATTGCAATTGCCGATCCCATCAGAGCAAAAAATCTAAGCCATTCGTCTTCACCCTGGCTTGACTTCAGCGCCTGCCTTGTGAAGGTTCCCACGATTTCAACGGCGGTCGCCCAAGCGTGCATGGCTTGAGACCGTAATTGCATCTCAACCTTCAGAGAATTGTAAGTATCTATTTTGTCTGAGTAGTAACTGTATATCAGATGAATCCCGCGGTACCCGGTCTTTTTCGGGTTATCCATGTAATTATCTATCGTATGAAGTTTATGCTTAAGATCGCTCTTTTGATACGACAGAAGTAAATTTCTCACGTTGTTTGCAGTAGATAAAATCGCCCTACAACCACCGATATCTTGCATTTGCGAAAGCGTCATCGTCGGAAAACGCCGCAATTTTAGTTCAATGGAAGAAAGACGTTTAATTCTCTGGGCCACCAGAACACTGGAGTCGATTTGCCGCCCCTTGATACGAAGTGTAGTTTGAAAGGTGTTTAGAGGGTGCCCATGAATAGAACGCCAATTGTTTATGATATTTAGTGCTTGAGTTATATCAAAAACTGAGGCAGAGGGATCGACTAGTACCCTGCCCGCCTTATTAACTTCATTCTTGCTGTATTCCGGCTTCGCCCACCTAGCCATTCTTCCACCCGCGAGTCGTTTTTTCGCATTCAGGGGTGAATTCAATTGAACCTCTTGTCAATAGCTTGGCAGTAGATCGTTTGGGTAGCAACCCTACCCCTCGCTCACCCACTCCCAAAGCTCGTCTTTTTCCTTCTGGCTCAAACCGCCATCGTCGGTCGAGTTAGCTTTGACGTAGCCGTCAACGGCAGSCATGAACTGCCACATGGACATTCGTCTTACTTCTTGCGGCGTGAAGCCGAGCGCCGCGCCGTTGCCGTAGACCGCGGCAAATCTGACTTTTCCGTTGGGGAGACTGTCAAGTTGCTCTCCGTCTGATTTGCCGCCGCTTGCTCCCCCACCGGCTCTTCCGGTACGCCTTGAATGCCAGCCTGCAGGATGATGGTGGCGAAGACGATATTCTCGGCAGGCGGGCGCTTTTCGATGTAGGTTCGCACGAGTTTCGTGGCGGCAGTCGGTTCCAAGCCTCCACCAATCAGACCCTGCCGGATAACATGAGCAATATCGCCGACGCGGCACTGTTTGGTGAATAACCGCTCCAGAATGACCCAGGGGCCGGCGTCGCAAGCCTCCTGCAAGGCTTCCAATTCACCCCAACCTAGGCGAAAGGTATAAGTACCATCCGCCCAGTCGAGTTCAACTTTCGCGTCCCTGCTCATTACGGGGCCGTCGGAGCAGAGGTGCGGACCATCTCGCCGTCGGATTGCAGCGACACATTGAGTGTAGCCCGCTCGCCGTTGTTGGCGCCGATTTCGAGGCTCTCAGCGTGCATTTTGCCAGTATAGGTGTAGGTCGTGGCAGGAAACTCGATTTCAACCTGTACCGGGATGGAGTCGATGCTCTCACCTGCATCCAGCCAATCCTCAACGGATTCTGAAGCTAGCACGCCTTCGCCGCTAATGCTCATGGAGAGCGACGCCGCGTCACGTCCAATCCAGTCGACCTTGTCAGGATTTTCACAATCCGGGATCGAGACTTCATTGAGGTTCTTGGTTAGCGTAATCGATCGCTGGGTAAAGCCACATGGTGCGGTATAAACGATCGGTGTTGCGTTATTGCCGATCTTGACACGGACCTTGCCGCCTTTGATCGTCGTAGCTTGAGCCATTGCGGCCTCCATACGAAAAAGGCCGCCCTTCGGCAGCCCAATAAAATTGGTTTTCGGGGTGGTCGGCGTGGAGGCCCTAGGGCTGCTCGATGATCGCCGTGTAACGGATCGACGCATGATTGATCGCGCCGTCCTGTATGTAGTCAGTTCGCCAGTAGTCGAACGTCACGAGGGCATTAGATGCCAAAGCAGGCTCCCACCCTCGTGTTGCGAGACGCACTGCGTTTGCGATGTCGCGCATCTGCTTTTTGGCTGGCTCAATCGACCAGACATCCAGTTGGAAAATGATATCGTCAGCGAAAATGCAGTCGGCGTTTGCCTGCTGAGCGCTCGACGCGCCGATGCTGACATACGGAAAGATCGAGGGTGAGACTTGCCCTTGGTCATTCGTCGGCGGGTTATCGTAGCTGCGCTGACCAATCAGCGAGACAAGCGCGGGAAAGCTGCGCAATCGCTGAATAATTGCGCCTTGAAGTTCTAAAACCGGGTCCATTAGCGGTCCGCCGCAATCTGTTTCGCTGCCTTGGTGATAGCGCGAGACACTCGGGCCCGTGCACTTCGCCGCTTAGCTCGCCATGAGACGTAAAAGAAGGGCTGCGCCTTGGACCCAGGGTTGAATGTTCCGGGGAACATGCCGCCGTTCACGTGTGGCGCACTGCCGAATTCGACCAGATGTGCGTAACGCACCTTGGAATTGCCGGCGTAAATCGTGATTGTCAGCTTGCCGTCATTCGACTTAACACTGCCAATGCGCTGACTGTACTTGGGCGCTTGGCCCCACGTCCACCCGATGCTTTCCATCAGTTCACCGTCATCGACGGGGACCAAGTTTTGCATCATGTTGACGATGTCCTGCGCGCCTTGCTCCATAGCGGCTTTGACAAATGTTTCAGCGACTTCCGGGAATTTCTTGAGCTTTATCTGCATGCGGTCAAGACCCTTGATCTTTACCGCCATCAGGTTTCCTCGCCTTCAACAACGAGCATTTCCAAATAGGCATTGCGCTCGTCCGGATTGACGACAGTCTTGATACCGAAAACCCGGTTCGGCTTGTCCCCTGTCTTCCCAGCCCGAGCGTCGTAGGCCCGCCACGATGCCGTAATTTTGCGGGCCTGCTCGCTGCTGCGAATGGTCAGATTGTACGGCTGCATGGACTGCATTCTCGCCGCCATGACACTTTCGGCATTGCTGCCGTAACGCGGTTCCAGCCTTCCCGGCATAGTGAACTGGTCAACCCACGCACCGCGTGTTCCGCCAAAGCCGTCGTCCACTTCCTGCCTGACCTGAAACGTCAAACGGCAATTCAGGCTGCCGGCACCTGCGCGCTTCGCCATGCTTCAGCCTCGTCTTTTGTAGGAGTTGGAAGCCGCTCGGCTTTGCCGGCAGCAACGGCGCGGTTAGCGCAAGGCGTGGTCACTAATCCGACATATCCTGCCGGATAGCGGATCGTCACCGCGGGCTTGGGGATGAAGTCGTAGGTGGCTGTGAAGTGGAGCCAGGGCATTATTCTTCCACCGGCAACGTGCGCCACACTCGATACGGTGCCAGAAGCGCCCGAACGTGACGCGGCAGAACTGCGTTGCCTTCGGCCTTCATGTCTGGCTCGCGGTGTTCGTACAGATCAGCCGCAACGAGCAGGATTGCCGCCGTGATAGGCGGGGTAACAATAATGCCATCCGGCAAGGTAGGCGTCGCGCCAGTAGCCACGATCTCCCTGTCGACATATTCGACGACGATCGTCTCTGCCGCAGCCAGATAGACTTCAAGCTCAGCATCTTCGTCATCATGAAACACACGAAGGTGTTTCTTCAGTAGTTCGAGGTCAACCAGTGCCATCGCCACCACCCTCCGGCGGCGTTTCAGGCTCAGGTTCTGGCTCGGGAGCCGGATTTGGATCGACGATTCCCGCCCCGATGTAGCTCGCCACCCGGCGTTTGCGTGTCTTCGTGTCGGCCATCGCCAACCTCCGTAACCTTCTCGACATAACCAAGCGCCAGAAGCGGTCCGGCTTGCCAGTTTGGCAGATCGGCGACCATGCCCTCGTCCAATCGGCCATAATTGCCGACCAACGTTTTAAGCGCTTTGATTTTCATGATTTCCTCGTGAAAAGGGGCGCCGAAGCGCCCCATCAACGATTAAGGAGTTACAGGCGGATTGACGTCGCCAGTCACGAATGCCTCTGGACGGTAAACCGCCAGCGCAAGGCGCTCTTCGATACGGATCGTGAACATGTTGTTCTCGAAGTCCTTATCGTTCTCGCTGGACAGAAGCACTTCGACGCCCATTCGGTCGAAGATCTGCGCACCGAGATTGAACGCACCGGTCAGGAACTTGCCCGCAGAAATTGCCTGGGTCTGAACGACCGGCAGATTCCACAGCGAAGGGCCGATCGGGGACTGGGCATTCCCGACGATGTAGTTGCCGCCAAGATCCTTGGTCAGCTCGATCTTGGTCCAGTCCGTCGGATGCAGAACGAAGCCGCTCGCCGGGTACTCGGCCAAAATGACCTGCAGGATTGCCAGTCGCAGGCGGTCGATTGCCGTTTCGTTCTCCGGAGTGAACGCCGGAGCGAAGGCAGATGCCTGCGGGAGAATACCGTGCAGGTTCTGACCAGTACCGTCACCGTTCAGAAGCTGGCCTTCTTCTACGAACTTGAGGCCATAGGTACCGCGCGCGTTGATATAGCTCGCAAGGCCCGGAGCGTCGTCGAGGATCTGACGGCTTGCCTTGAAGATATGGGCCAGCGTGCGAACAGGCGTGGTTTCCATATCGAAGGTCAGGTCAGACTTGGGCTTCTGAGTTCCTTCAGCGACAGGCGCTGCGCTGTTCGTGAAGCCAGTTTCCTTGACAAATTCGACGCTTGCGGCCGAGGTCTGGCCGGGAGCAATCAGGTCGCGGATCGTCAGCTGGCGATTAGGCGGGGCAATGATGCCTGGCACGCGCTGTCCCGGTACGAGCGAGGTTCCAGCCGAACGACCGGCACCGACAGTGGTATTGCCGGAGGTAATGTCAGCGCGTTCCATGCCAACACGGATCGAGCCGCGCCATGCGCCGGACACGTCGGTCGACTTGAACTTTTCGGACGCCACGACGATATCGCCGACGTCCTGCGGCCCTTGCGCAACGTCTTCACGTTCACGAGCGGCGCGCTTTTCCAGTTCGCTAATGCGGGTCGTGGTGTCGCCGAGCTCAGACAGCGCCTTGTCGACCTTGCCGGTCAGCTCGGTGGAAACAGTTCCGTGCTGCTGGAGCTGCGTGGTGAAATCGGTCGCAAGATTGCCGACCTTTTCCTTGATTGAAGCCAAAGACTGGCCAAGCTCGCCGATCTTCTCGGCAAGAGAAACTTCGGACATATGTCCTCCTGATACTAAATGGTGAAAGTGCGTGTTTCGGCTAAAAGCCGTTCGAGGGCCGCCGAAACAGCGGCGTTTTCCGCATCAGCATCAGGTTCCCCCTGATGTTCCTTGAAGTAGAGCGATGCGGCCCGCTCCGCTTCCGAGTTCGACAGGCCGATCAGTCCCCTGATCCCATTCTCGAATTCGCGCTTGGTGATTTCTTCGCCGGAGGCCATCTTATTGGCCAACAGTTGCGCTGCTTCTGCCTTTGCGGCGTTGGACGCCTTCACACGGCGGACATATTCTGGCTCGGTGTTCGCGCCCAGTCGGGCCAAGGTCTCATCAAGTGTGGCAATACGATCAGCCATACCCCGGTCGATCAGCGCCTCGGAGTAGAACACCCTGCCCTGACCAAATCCGTCTTCGACCTTGGACTTCGTAATGCCACGCCCATCGGCAACGCTCTGCAAAAACCGACCATAGGAGCGGTTCACGCTGCCCTGAATGTAGGCCATCGTGTCCTTTCCGAGCGGTTCGGTTTCGTTGCCTTCGACCTTGTGCTTACCCGCCGAAATGTAGGTTCGCTTGACGCCAGCCTTTTCCAACGCTGCAGAGATATCATCGTGTGCCGTATAGACACCGATCGAACCTGCACGCCCGGACGGCGTAACAACGATTTCATCGGCAGATGACGCGATCCAGTAGGCAGCGCTCGCAGCCAGCGAATTGACTTGCGCTATGATCGGCTTTTCACCGCCGCGCAGTTTTCGGATTTCCGTTGCGAGTTCGTCCGTGCCCGGTACCGAGCCGCCAGGACTATCAATATCAAGAACAACGGCCTTCACATCCTCGTTGGATAGTGCCTTATGCAGTTGGCGCTTGATGCCGGCATAAGACGTGCCACCGCTCATCGCGGAAAACAGGTCCATTCGGTCGGCCAGTACGCCATAAACCGGGATCACTGCGACCTTGCCGTCAGTTTCAGCAATTTCCTTTGCACGAGCGTCGGAAACAGCTGCCGCAAACTCAGGTGTGACGAGCTTGTCGCCCGCCACACGTGCCGCAAGAACATCAGCCAAAAGGGCCAGTTTTTCGCGCTGAATCGCCCACGGTTCGGCCTCAAAGGCCGTCAAAATGTGTTCGAATTTCATGATTTTCCCTTATCCAGCGCTTGGCTGTGTATCATCCAGCGGAGGCTCGCCGTTGTGTCCGACCATGGACAGAGGCTGCATGGTGCCATTGACGATCAATTCGTCGCCGCCATCCATCTTTGGCTTGTTCTCGTAAGCTCTGGCCTCGTTCGGCGTGTAGATGCCGTTCTGAACCATCTTCTGCAGGAACTCCGCCCTCGCCTGGCTATCGCCGCGAAGCAGGCCTTCCATGTTGAACTTTACGACGGTCGTTTTGCGGGTCTTTGCATCAAGCAAGTCGCGGTAGATTGCCGATTCGATGCTTCTCAGCATGGGAGTGAGGCAGGTCTTGGTGAACTGCAGGATCAATTGTTCGATCCCACTGCCCCAAGTCGTCGTGCCATTTGCGGCATGGCCAATCATGACAGGCGGCACTCCGAAAATGCGGCAAATCTGCTCGACGCTGTACTGCCGCGTCTCAAGCATCTGCGCATCCTTGGGATTGATTGTGATCTGCGACGGGGTCAAACCCGCCTCCAGTACCGCGATCCCGCCTGCCTTGTCGGCACCGGCAAATGCCTGCAACGATTCCGCAATCTGCTTGCGCTGATCGGGCTTCAGCACCTGATCTGAGGACAAGACGACCGAAGCCATCATGCCGTTTTTGAACATGCGGCCAGACGTTTTTTCGCCAGCCATGGCGTTACCAATCACATTGCGCTGTGCAGCAATTGGCGAAAGCCCACGATCACAGCCCGGCATGACCAATCCGCGGACATGAAGCATGTCTTCTTCGCGGATTTTGCGAACGCCACCCTTCTTGCCGTTTTTATACTGCTCGGTCACTTCGTAGTATCGGTTGTTCCGGTCATCGCGCTTTACATCGACGCAAAGCGGATTGAACGGGTTCAACGCTACCAGCCGACCGCCATTTTTCTTCTTTTCGGCGAAGAAATTGCCATCAAGACAGAGGCAAAGGGCAGCCATACCCCAGAAATCTGACGCACTATCGTCCAAGTTCGGCAAGTCGTGCAGCAGTTCGTACAGCGGATTCTCATAATCGACGTCAACGCCATCGCCCTTGTAGACATTGCAGGGCAGCGTTTTTACGGCATTCGAAATCAGGTTCACGCACGCCCAGACAGCATCAAGCTGCATGGCGTGCTCATAAGTGACCGTCTCGCCGCTTGTCGTCGACATTCCAAAGAATGCGCGCCATGGGCCGGAAAGAAGCCCGAAAGGCTTCCCGACCCAAGTCAAAAGGCCCATGGGCACTCCTACCAGGTTATAGTGATCATGTTGTTGACGAAGTCGTCGATGTCGGCTGGCTCGATCGGTGTATCCATCGCCACACCAACCGCCATTGCCAAAGCGACAGCAGCGTCGATGCGCACTGATGCCTTCGTCTTGACGAACCATCGGTTGTCTTGCGGGTCATGATCGAAGGTGGCGCCCATCAGGGCGGTCATAAGTACCGGATTGCGCCGCAATCGAATGCGACCGTCGATAATCATGTCTTCGAGCGCCAGAACCGAGCCCGGCATCCACAAGCCTTGCGGCGGCGGTAAGCCAGCAGCTTTCGCCGCTTCTACCTTTGCTGGCTCGGGACGTGCCCGAACCTTACCGCCCTGCGGGTGTGCGACATGCTCAATGTCTAACCCGAGCGCTTCGACTTCCTCGCGGAACTTGTCGTAGGCATATCGGTCGTAGGCGATGGCCTTGATATCGAAGGCGTGATCGAGTTGCTGTACCCGCGAGGCGACGAAGTCATATCGAATTCGCTTGCCTGGCGGGGCATTCAACCAGCCCTGCTTTACCCAAAGCGCATATGGCGCCTTGTCAGCCTGTTCTCGCGCTTCCAACGTATCGGCTGGCGTCCAAGCCTCAACCCACGCATCAAACGTCGGCAGATTGACGGTAGATCCGTCTTCCCGCTCCATTTCCTTGAAGCCAGTAGGCACGACGCATGCAAGCACGGTCATGTCCTTGCTACCGGACAGGTCGACGCCCATGAAAACCGGTTTGTCAGCGTGTTCGGCTTCAGGATCGAAATCGTCCATTACGCTTTCGACGGTCTCGCGCGGCATCCATGCCTTGTCGGCATCGGTCCAGCAGCAGAAATGTAGGCGCAGAATGCCGTTCAGCTTGCCCGGCATCTGCTTTGCCTGAGCAACCACACCGGCTAGATATTCCTGCGTCAAGATAACGCCCAGAAGCGGGTTAGCCTTCTTCCAGCAGGTTTCGTCGTTGAGCGGATCGTCGCCCTTGTCCAGCGCGCAGACATAGGAAAACGTCGTGTCGTCGATCACCTCGCCGACATAACTGAAGTCGTCGTCAGGCGTCTGTGTACCTGCTGCTACCTTGACGGCATGCTCGTGCTCTTCCCAGCAGATGCTGTTTCGATCACTGCCTGAGTTGGTAATCATCAGCAGCAGAGGCTGGCGACGAAACTTGAAACCGCGCTCAAGCATTTCCATCGTCGAGCGGTCGGGATGCTCGTGCACCTCGTCGCAGAGCGCGAAGTGCGGTCGCGGACCAGAGCCGGACTTGCCGGAATCCTTCGAGATCGGACGAAAAAACGATTGCGACTTGTGATGCGCGATATTGAATTCGCGCCCGATACCGCCGCTGAACTTCAGTCGTTCGACCAGCGCAGGTGCTGCGCGCACCATTTTAACGGCGTCCTGGAAGAGAATTCCCGCCTGTTCTTTCTTGGCGGCCGCAGCATAAATCTGGGCGCCGGCTTCCCTGTCGGCAATCAGACCGTACAAACCGACACCGCCCGCAAACGGCGACTTACCGTTGCCTTTGCCCTCTTCGATGTAGGCGCGACGAAAGCGGCGCGAACCGTCGGCCCGTTTCCAGCCGAAGAGCGACCCAAGCTTGAAAGCCTGCGATGCATGCAGCTTGAATGGCTTGCCTTCGAACTGGCCTTCTGAAAGCTTTAGCCGCCCTTCAAAGAACCGAAACACACGGTCGGCTGCGTCGTCATCCCAATACAGCCCGCGCTCGTGCCCGTGTTCGAGATCGTCGAAATGGCGGCGGCAGGCATTACGAACGTGAGGGCCGGCAACTTCTCTGCCATCAATGACAGCTTGCGCATAAGCGCTCACACGCTCAAGCGCAGGCATATCAGTCAAGCAGATCATCCTTTTCCTCGCCCTCGTCAGGCGTCGCGACCTTGGACGCGTCAGCAGGCGTCGCACCCATCTGGCCCAGCATCTGGCGAAGCAGGTTCATTGCCTGCACACCAACTTCCTGCCCAGCCATGATGCGGCCCTGAATAGTCGAAGCCATACCGACCAGTGTTCGATGCGATTCATTCAGCCACGGCAGCTCTTTGGCGAAAAGCTTCCAGGCCGACTTCGCCTTGATCTCAGCGCTGTCCTTCAACCAGACGGGAGGAGCGCCAAGCGGGCCATTTGCGGCTGGGKCTGCGCGGTTCTTGTACCGGCCGGCATTGATTTTGTCGCGACCCTCGACCTTTGCTTTGCCGAGGGGATTTCTCGGCTTTGCCATGGAATGAAATCCTTATGGGGTCATGTTTTGAATTGCAGATGCGTGCGCTGTCGGACCCCGCTGGTCCTGTGACTGCGGACTTGGGCGCTTTTTGATCCCCCCCCCGTCTATGCCGGGATACCTTCGGGGATATAGTGAACTGGCGTTCCGTCCATAACTGATATGGCGCTCTGAAGGGTTTCTATCGTTTTTGCTTCCTTCAAATACCTGACAGGCAGCTTCACATGCCCGCACCCAGGCAAAACCGGCAGATAAACGATAGTTTCCAAGTCATTGTGGAAGAGAGCCAGTATATCGGCATCACGCCGATCAACCTCACGCTTCCGGCTAGCGTTGCCGCCGCGTCGGTCCACGGATATCCTGCATCTCCATTCAGCGCGTTGGCGCCTAATGATAGATGATGATTTAACCTGAATTCGATACGTCTTGTGGCCTGCTATCATAAGGACGTCGAACCCAGACGTATCTGAATGAATAGCGTGGTATCCATTCTTGGTGATATCAGCGCAAACCAGAAACTCTGCATACCTACCAAGCCTCGAATAATCATGGCGGTTATCGTTGTCCGCTAATGGGGCGGAGATGCAATTTCCAAATAGATCCAAGGTCTCGACTCCTTGCCGACCTCATATGAAAGAGGCGGGGAGCCGAAGCTCACCCGCCTGAACCATGCAAGAGGTCGAGAATTGCATGGTTATGCTATCGGCCACCCGTCCGGTCCGAACCGAATGACATCTTGGCCGAGCTCTTCACGCTGCTTGACGCGGTCATGGCAGGGAGCGCAGAGGCTTTGAAGGTTATCGGGATCAAAGAACAGCGTTTCGTCGCCCCTATGTGGCCGGACGTGGTCACATACCGTGGCAGGCGTGACATCCTCTTGCTGCAGGCAGTAGACGCACAATGGATGCGCGGTCAGTTGCCGCTCACGCAGGCGCTGCCAGCGCGATGTTTTATAGAGCTTGCGGTAAGCAGCGGCTTCCGTGCTGCGCTGATCACGTCTGGTCATGCTTACCTTCGCACAGCTGATTAAGAGTCAGCTGCTCTTTAATTGGTTGCGGGCATCGGGATCGAACCGATCATATCCGGCTTATGAGACCGGCGAGCACACCAGCGCTCTCGCCCGCTGAAATTGAATGGAACAATTAATCGATGACGCCCGTTCTCTCCTCGTAATCGAAAAGGAGAATGAAATGGCACAGACCACCGAAGGCATGCTTTCCGAACAAATCGACGCACTGCGCAAGGAAATCAGCAGCCTATCGTCCCGATTGTCAGATCATCTCGGGAATCTATCCGGCGCAACCGACGACGCCCTCGCGTCCACGAAGGACGCGGTGAATGTGCTCGCCGAAGGGGCACGTGAACATGGCCAGCGTGCTGTGCAATACGCACGAGAAAATCCCGGAACCGCATCGGCGTGGGCATCCGTCGGTCTGGTGGCCTTGGTTGCATGCATGCTCATAAAGGGCCGCGGCAGTCGTTACCGGTAGATTCCGTTGAGCCAGCCAGTTGAAACAGACTATCGCGGACCTGGCCGCCAGTCGGTATCAATCCTTCCTTCCTCAGCTTTATGGAAATACTGGGAGCAGACCAACCAACCTTTAATTGGTCTCAACAACAGAACACATGCAATCACGATGATAGGCAGGGTCGTGATTGCATGGACCCAGATCGGTGGATCAAAAACTGATTGCAACCAAATACCGAATAGCAGAGCGGGCACCGCGGCGATCGACATCGAAAAGAATGCGGGGCCGTCAGCGGGATCGGCGAACGAATAGTCCAGACCGCAAACCTCACACTGCTTGGCTAGTGTTAGATAGCCCTTGAACAGGTGTCCTTGTTGGCACCTCGGGCATAGTCCTCGGACACCGGTACGAAACGGACTGTTCGTTGCGGAATATGTCATGTCTGGCTCCTCCAACTATCAATTAGGAGGACCCAACAATCAATCAAGCCAATCGCGCCGGCGGGGAGCCTACCGCAATAGGCTCAACCCGCCGAACCAGCAGCCGGAGGAGAAACGGCGCTGGATGAAAATGGCAAGGAGCGGCCACGAACGAACCGCAACCTTCTCAGCTATACTGCCTTGCCGATAGTTACGCCCGGTTCAGCGGTTGCACCCAACTGCAACATGACCGAGCGTCCGTCGCCTTGCGCACGGAACAGTGCGGGGCAGCCGCATAGCGGTTGAACCCCTTCACTATACTCCGCACGAGATTGCAAAAAGCGGCAGTTAGGCCGCAGATTTTTTCAATGCGGCCACAAGATTATCATTTGCCGCTATCAGTCGCCTTTTGCCTTGCCGCTCTTTTGTGCGCTGATGGCCACTCACTCCGATATCTGCCAGACTGCCCGCCTCAATGGCCGCATCCAGAACGTCACGATCACTGTCCTTCAACTCTTGAAGCGCTTCAAACCAAAGGTCGCGATCTATCATCGCAGAGAGTGTGTCTTCCCACGATTGGTCTCCTCCACCAGCACACGTCGTCTTTCGCATACCGAGGAAACTATCGGCCACCTTGGGCGAGCCACACGGTAACCCTTTTGGATATCGTGTGAACGTAACCTTCTCCATGTCGGTATTTGCGTAGGCCTCCGCGAGGACGCGTGCAGATTCTTCAGTGCTGTAATCCGTACCATTTCGGCGCTTGCCGTTTGGAATATATCGATGCGGCTGTGTTCCAAGCATATCTTGAAAATAGTGATTACTGGCCTTGGTATCCTTCGGATCAGTTCCGCCGCCCGACGCTCGGTCTGGCTTATCTTTCATGCCGAGCATTGCACCCGCTGGCATGCGTATGTCGGCCTGAAGAACTTCACCGTCGATGCCAAGTACATAGCCGACTTCTGTCTGGTTGCCATCGCTGAACCGCAGATTGCCTATGCGGACGATCTGTCCATTCTCATTCTTCTCGACATCGCCAGTAGCTACATTCTGCATGATGGCCTGCACTGACGGTGTTTGTCTCCAGTCCCGCTCATAACGCATGTCGGCAACTTCCTCCGGGTCGTTGTCATTCGCGCCAGGCGCGACGGACCAATTCGTCTTTAGTGGTTCTGGTTGGCCTTCCGGTCGGTTGCGATACGCCATAAGCGATTTCAACTGTTCTGCGAGCGATCCATGTCTTGAATTCTTCATGCTGCTTTCCCCTTCTCCTGTGCCAGCCACTCCAGAACCGCCGTAACGGCCTGCTCAGCGGCTTCTGTCGTTGTGGTGGCCCGAATGACCAGAACCGTGTAGCCAAGCCGCTGTAGGGCAGCGTGGCGGTCTTTCTGGGCCGGCGACAGTCTTCCCTGCCCGACCTTGTTCTCGATCATCAGCAGACGCCCGTATTCGCCATAGATGCGAAGGTCAGGTTCGCCGCTGGTCATTCCCGTTGCGATTGCCTGAGCCTGGGCTCTTGGCCCGCGCTTGCTGGCGTTCATGTCACCCGCCAGCAGGAACTGGCGTTGGTACTGTGGCAGTCGGCGCAGGCTGGCTACTTGTGCCGCCTGTAATTCCCATTCGAGCGGCGGGGCTGGCTTGGTAGTAACGCGGCCATTGCGGGTGGTGATCTTGACGCGAGCGCCGTTAATGCGGACGGTTTGTGTTTTGGTGGCGGTGACGGTCGTAGATGAAGGCGCGCGCGTGTGGTTGCGTGCCATGTGAGCTCCTCGTGTTTATTGCGGTGTGCCGTTGGTGGCGGCAAGATGAGTGTGGAATGCCTCGATAAATGTCGTGTTAATGGCCGACGCAGCGCGGCAAATATTTTGGGCCATCCTTGAATCAGGTTGTATTCTGGAATTGGTAAAAATCAGGAAAAGTGCGCACTTCTCAAAACTCGAGAACTGCGCGCCGCGCGCTTTGTGCGTAAGTTTCTATATAAGAACACTTACGCACCAAAAGCAGCGTGCATTTGCGAACTTCTTTTAGGTCTTTTCGAGAAGTGCGCACAAAGAAGTACGCAGTATCAGAAGTTGTATTCCTATTGTGACAGCCGGTTGTATTGAGAGCGAAATACGATACGGTTCGGCCCACATTCGGGGGCAATTACAAATGTGAGGCAGGCCATCGACTCGGCGAGATTTTATCCATTTTGTGATCAAACAAAAAMCCGCCCGGCCAAGACCGAGCGGTTCAAGCGACTGGAGATATTCTCGTTATTAGAACTTGTAGTTCAGCCCAACCCGCACAGTGTGAAAATTCACCTTGCTTTCCAGATTGTAGTTGAACAGATCCGCATCCGTATAGTTGATTAGGGTACGTTTACCGAGGTCGGTGTAAAGATACTCAGACTTCAGCGTCCAGTTGTTGTTGATCGCGTATTCAGCACCGGCACCGATCGTCCAACCTGCCTTGGTCTTCGAAGTGGATTCGCCAACGCTGTCCACACCGTTTGACAGGCTGTAGCCCGACTTGACCTTGCCGTAAGCCAGACCACCCGTACCGTAAACGAGCAAGCGCTCGGTAGCAGCATAGCCCAGACGAGCACGCACGGTACCGAACCATTCAATCTTGGTTTCGGCGTTCGCGCTAAGTCCGTCGGCATGGGCGGAGACATCACCCTTTACGGTTGAGCCTTGGAAGTCAGCTTCTGCGCCTACAACAAACCGGTTGTCGAATTGCCAGTTGTAGCCAACCTGCACACCGCCAACAAATCCGCTTGCGTTGAAGTTGACCGAACCAGAGACAAGCGTTTCATCAAACAGTTCGTCATAAACAGAGAACGGATGCTTGAATTTGCCGCCGGCATAACCAGCATTGATACCAATATAGCCACCAGTCCACGAAAATGTGTCCACTGCGACCGGTGCCGGCTCTGCTACGATTGCGTCGGCAGCTTTCGCGCCGGAAACAAAAGAAATAGCAATAGTGGAAGCGAGCAGAATCGATTTCAAACGCATGTTACCCCCTTAGATGGACGAGAAAGATCAAAACTTTCAAGGAGATCTAAATACCCATTTCCCCAACAATGTCTGTAGCCAAAGTGCAACACGCGCAGGGAATATCAACCATTGGTTTAGTTAATATCTCAACAAGATAGGGCTATCATGGATCAAAAACCCCGCTCGATGGCGGGGTTTCTCATTGGATATCCCGCAATGCAACTATTTAGAGAACGGTTGCGTGTCGGAGCCGGATGCAAGCTTCTTACCTGATGAATCCAGAGCATTCACTGTGATTTTGTAATAATGGACTCCGCTCGGTGGGCACGGCCCCTTGTAGCGGAATGCACCATATGGAATCTGCGCTTTTCCAGTGTACGCCACTTTGCCGCCGCCATGGGTGAAGTCGATTGCGTTCTTATCGATCATCTTGAACTCTAATGTCTTTGTCCCCGCTGGCACGCCAGAAACCGAAATGGGTGGCGACTTCGGGTCAAAGCACTTCTTTGTCGGTCCCCATTGGAAAGAAACACCCAAATCCGCTGCCATGGCGCTCGACGCACACAGCGAGACCGCCAATGCAATTACCAGTTTACGCATATTGCCCTCATTAATGCCCCATGAAGGGAACAGCCCCTCATCCCCGAGCTACACCGAAAGATATCAACGCCCATTTCCGATTCGCGTCAATGGTGCATTTCAAACAAAAAAGCGCAGCCGAAGCCCCGCTTTCCTTTCTCTTAGCTGCACTACCCGCACCTAAACCGCCCGCACAAACGACGTCGTTTTCCGCTGCACTGGATCGCGCTCCTCGACTTTTGCGAGAAACCCTTCCTTGAAAAGTGCCTTGGTAATGAGGCTGGCCCGTTTCTTCTGCACCTCGTCGTCAATATCCAGCCCCAGCGCATATGCTACGGCGTGCCCAACCCAGTCTTTTGCCTGCGGCGCTTGCTTGTACATGCCGCCATTTACAGCACCGCGGATTGCGTCTTTCTGATCATCAGTCAGCCCTTCGGCTACCTCCTCGCTGGATGGCCAATGCCATTCGGTGACGACCGGTGCATGGTCCTGCGGCTGGGTCAGGCCGCGCCCGTTACCAAGCGCCACGCTTTCGATATGCCGCCAGTCCAACCGGTGTGACAGCGGTGTAAGGTTCGACTTGCCATAGGTGATCGAGAAGTAGCCGAACCGTTCCATACCGGGAATGCCCGCCTCATTGGCTTGCGCTTCTGACATGCGGTTAAGCACGCGCACTGAACGCGCTGCGCCGATCAGCGCCACCGCGCCGCGAGCATCTTCGACGGTAGCCTCGCGATCGCTGACCTTGCGTAGGTGGTGCACGATGTCGATGGAGCAGTTCGTGTAATCCGCGATCTGCGCCCAGAGCTTCGCGACCTTGTCGATTGCGCCGTTGTCGTTTTCATTGACCTGGTGCGTCGACACAAATGGATCGACGATCATCACGTCAATGCCATTGGCAATGATGGTTTCGGCAACAGCCTCGACGATCGGCTCTTGGATTTTGACTCCCTTCTTGTCGTCGATAGCAACGACCAGTTCCTGCTCTCGGCCGCTGTCGAGGAACAGGTGTCCATCAATATCTTCAGGCTTGAGATTGAAGTGGATGCACGCCGCCATGATGCGCCGCTCCAACTCGTCGCGCGGATCTTCGACGTTAAACAGCCAGACCTTAAGGCGGCGCGGGGGCTTAACACCGTTCAACGCTTTGCCTGACGCCATGGCCAGCGCTTCCACGATACTGTTGGCAGTCTTGCCAAGCCCGCCGGGCGCAACAGTAACCGAGACGTACTTGCGGATGAAATGCCGACCGAAAGCGAACTCGCGGCGCGGCAGCGTCGACGGGTCTTTCCACTGGAACGGCGTAGCTGCGAGGATGGGTTGTTCGGTGACCTCTTCTTCGATGGGCGGTAACTTCTCTGGATCAATCTGGACGGTCGTCACCAGTTCTTCTGGGTTGACCTCTCCGCCCTCCACCTTCGCCCGCGCATTGTCGAGCATGCGTGTAATGTCCACGAGCTTGGTATTGTCGTTGACGGCTTCTGGTGCCTGACGCGGATGCATCTTGCCAGCCTTCAGCCCATTGTCGATCGTTTTGCAGCAACGTGGGAAGTCCCTGCCCCAGCCGCGTGCCACATCTTGCAGCAATGCCCGCGCTTCGGATTCCGCCAGCGCACCAGCACCGACGAACGTACCCAGCCGGAACGCAGCGTCGTTCAGACGATTGTTGCGGTTCCCCATCGGCTCCATGGCGAGATCGTCAAGCTCAGACTGTACCGCCCGCTCGACGTATCGGTCATTAATCGTGCCAGACACCGACGGCGCCTGGTACATGGTCGTGCTGTCGTATGACCGTGGCAAGACAAGCTCCAGCAGCCAGTCCGGCGCATCGACTGGCTCCATATCGACCAGCCAACGGTAAGGCTGGCCAACAGCAGGCACGCTGCCAGCCGCTATGACATAGCCGCCGTCGCCACGAACATCGATGCCAGCGCCCAATGCGCCACGATTGCGGACGCCAGCCTTGTGCTTGAAGAAATAATGTCGGCCTCCGCTCGTGGTTTCAGCCGTAAGCGTGGGTGGCAACGCGCCGTGCTCAGCCTCCAATGCGGCAAGCGTATCCGGACCGCCATGCTTCGGATCTATATCCAACACCCAAGCACCGATAGGCGCACCGGTCGGCACGCCGATCATTGCACCGGGATTGCGACGCCAAAGCTCCCGAACAATTCGCTCATTCAGCGTCGCACCACGGAAACCGTTTGAGGTCAGCGGAGTTTTGGTAGCGAGGATTTCGATAAGACCATCCTCGTCTACGAACTCCTCATCGGCGGCACGGCACGGAAATACAGGCCAGTTACGCGCTGTGTAGGACAGCGCGACGTCGAGCATGGGGTCTGTTGAGGTATAGTGCACGTCATTAAGCTGCAATCTTATATTCCTCGTGTTTGGTAGTGGGTATGGTTTTGATGATGATAGATCTTGATCGGGCCGCGGGAGGCAGAGTAGAAAGCAGAATTGATGCATCCATGTTTTTGCGAGGGGCTTATGGACGGCAACAAATGGGCAATCGGAGCGGCTGTAATTGCCGCTATCGGAACAATTATAACTGCAGGAACAACAGGGTATTCTGCCTACCTGACCGCACAAATACAAAAGCAAACTTCTGATCGTCAGTCAGACATAGAGATGGTAAAGCTTGCTCTTAATATTCTTGGCGGCGACATCAGCGATAAGACGCAAGAAAGCCGTGCTTTTGCGGTTTCATTGCTGGAAAAATACTCTGGCGTACCAATAGATAAATCTACTAAGACGTCGTGGTCTGAAAGTGGCACGGTCATTTTCTCTTCGAAGGTCCTTGGCCTTTCTTCAGAGCCGCGCATGTTTCGGGACTTGCTCGGGAGTGACGGCAGCCCAGAATTAGGCATGCCAAACCCGGGGCTACGGCAACAAGAGATGCTGAATAAGCTGAACAAGAACTAAAACGGGGCCTCCTTCAACGCTTCACGCATCCCTCGCCCGCACCCTTCCCACGCGGCTTTCACCAGTTGCCTGGCTTCCAGTTCGTCCATTTCCTTAAGGTCGGTTTTCTGTATGGCCTGCAAGTACTCCCCAACCGCCTCAACGCCGGTATCAAGGGCCCGCAGCTCGTAAGGGTCGAGCCTCTTGCGGTGCCGGATATGCTCGGCGATGTCGGCGCATTCCTTGCACAGCCAGCGGATTGGCTCGCGGTCACCTTGAACGCCGAGGCCTACGGCGTGACGGGCGCAGACGTGGCAGATGTCGGCGTCAGGCTGCATTTGCAGTCTCCGCGCAGTTGTCGTTGGCCACGTCGAAGATGTTGTCTTGCCTGTTATCAAGCGCCGCAATGTTCCGCACAGCCTGCGAAAAGTAGGACGGCTTCAGCTCGAACCCGATACCCTTACGCCCGGCAGCAACCGCGCCGTATACCTCACTACCGATTCCGAGAAATGGCGTCAGCACGACGTCGCCGGGATTGCTCCACAACTCGATGCAACGCTCAATAACGTCCAACTGCAAAGGCGAAATGTGCTGCTCGTCCTTGTCGTCGCGTGCCGACCGATACTGCAGGGTGCGTGTCTGGTTGATGTCCATCCAGACTGGCGATGCATAACGCTGCCAGACTTCAATCGAGAACCATTTCTCGGCCCGTGCCCGATCTTCACCAGATGCCAACCTGTCAGCTAATGCCGTCGGTTCGTTGCCATAGCCGACATAACGATCGAACATGCCATCAACCGGGTCAGGATTATCGCCCGGCTTGCGGAACATCAGCATATAGTCAGCAAGTCCCTGCCCGCTGATCGTGCTATCCTTGGTGATCTGCTTATGCAGAAGACGGATGGATTTCGTGCGCTGCTGCGCGACAACTGGATCTTTCCAGATGCAAACTTCACTATGGAATATCCAACCGGCAGCTTCGTATGCGCGCACCACTTCACCTCGGAAGTCGCGCATGCCGATATGGCCGTGTCTGATCTTGCTGGTTGGCAACTGCATGCAATGAACTGCGTGGATTCTGCCCGGCATGGTCACGCGTAGCAATTCTTGGATCAGGTAGGCGTAGTGCTCCCAGAACCCATCGCCATCGTTGTTGCTGATGTCGCGATCGGAATTGCTGAACCGATAAAGCCCCTCGAAAGGCGGGCTATGGATGCCGAAATGCACCGTTCCCGTCGGCACTCCACGAATGAGCTCGCAAGCGTCGCCTTCATAGATGGCGTAATTTTCAGTGACGACTTGGCTGACGGCTTTCACCGCGGCGGTTTTCGTTTCGATAGATTGGTCGGTAAGTCTCTTGCTCATGAAATTCTCCTCGTGTCGGTCAGTGGGCTACGGCGTCGGTGGTGAGCCACGCCGGTATTTGCATAGACTGTTGCGGGTTGTAGTTCGGCTTGTCGCGCACAGCGCCACGAACCGCCTCGCTGGATAGATCGGCCATATGCATGACCATGGCCGCCGCCATACGCTCGGCATCGGCTTCCTTGCGCCGGAGGTTGGCGACAACCGCACCTTCCGTTTCAGCCGCAATGAAATGGACATTTACGGGCTGGGTCTGACCAAACCGCCAGAATCGGCGCACGGCCTGAAAAATCTGCTCGAAGCTGTCATTCAGGCCAACGAAACCCGTGTCGGCGCAATGCTGCCAGTTCATCCCGAAACCGGCGATTGAAGGCTTGGTGATCAGAACGCGGATCTTGCCATTCGAGAAATCGACCAACTTTCGGCGCTTATCATCGTCCTTGTCAGATCCAGACAGATTGACGGCGCCGTCGATTGCCTTGGTGAGCGCGTCGGCCTCGCTATTCAGATTGCACCACCACACGAAAGGCTTGTCATTCGGCGTCAGACTGGCGGCCAGAGCAACGCGCTCACCGACGCTATCTTTTCGCGCCGAGATACGTTCCTGCATCGTGCGGGCTTCCATCGGGAAAAGTAAGCCAGTCTCAAGGCTCGGCGCATATTCAACTTTCACCGTATGCTGATGATAGATCAGCGGCGGAAGGTCGTAGCCTTCGTTGTCATATCCAAGGTCGGACGGCTTGCGCAGCATGACCGACCAAGACGCCATCCATTTCCAGAATTCGGTTTCAGCATGGCCCTTGAGGCGCCATTTCTGTGTCTCGCCGCCCTCATGGGTGAAGAACGTCGCAAGCATGTCGGTGTAGGACATCACCCCGAGAAATTCGGCATGGTTGCCAAGTTCCATGAAATCATTCGGTGCTGGCGTCGCCGTTGCGGCCAGGCGGAAAGGAATGGTCGAGCATTCCTCGATCAGCCGATTGCGGTATTTGCCGTCCGTGCTTTTCAGGATGCTGCTTTCGTCGAGCACAACGCCGCCGAACCTGGACAGATCGAAATGATCCATCTTCTGGTAGTTGGAGACATTGACGCCCCAGCCCTCATCCGGGTGAAAACTCACCAGGTTAACCGCGATCCCGAACTTGTCGGCTTCCATGATGTGCTGCTCAGCAACGGCCAGCGGCGCGAAAATCAGTGTGGGCTCCCCTGTGAAGGCATTCACCTTCTCGGCCCACGTCAGTTCCATCAATGTCTTGCCGAGACCCGTGCCTGCGAAGATCGCGGCACGCCCGCGACGCAAAGCCCACCGCACGATATCGTTCTGGTGAGGCTTGAGCATCTGGCTTAGTTCTGGAATGTCAATCATTCCCGTCACGGGGTCGGCAATGGCCTTCCCTTGCAGGAAACGCGCGTAGGCGTCCATCCTCATCTCCTCGTGTTTCGTGGTGGTAACCCGCCAGTTGGTGGCTGGCGGGGAGTTGTTACAGGCTGGGTGCGCCGCCTTGCTGCGCGGCAGCAATCGGGCGGGTTAGGTCGGGAAACCAGTCGTCATAAGCTCCCACGTTCATTCGCCCATCTGCCGCCGAGCTATAGCCACATGGGCATTCGTACTCTTCACTGATGTAAAGACCGACGCCCACATCGACGCACTCTGCTTCTGCCGTGCCGCCGCATTCGGGACATTTCATGAATTGGTCGCCGTAATTCACGCCGCCCTCACTGTAAGCGTAGGCTGGCCTTCGCGCAGTACGGCTCCCTTGACGGTCTTCCCAGCGTCCAGCGCCTCTTTGATAAGCGTCTTGTCAGGCGATTTCACAACCTTCAAAAAACGCGCAGGCACAGCGGATTCGTCCACTATCTCAACGCCGGCGCGCCCTTTGCTGACCGACACAGTTGCTTCCGGCAGGCTAACCTTGTTCAGGTTGGCGGCCTTCAACAGACGCAGCAACAAGGCCCGCATGGCGTCCTTGCGTCTGGCGTATCGTTCTTTGCGCGCGGCCAATTCCTTGGCGCGTTCGCCGATGGCCAGTACCATGCTGTTTGCGTCGCGCTCAATGGCCACGATCCTACCGAGCACTCGGTAGGCGTCTGTTTCGCCCTCAATCATGTCGGCGCGCAGATCTTCGTCTTCGGCCAACTCCGGCCATTGCGCAACCAAGTCGGCGAATTCCCGTTCCAGCACGGTAACATCATAGGCCAGATAGTTCTGCGATTTCGCGTTGTCGGCGTTGTTCTGCATTGTTGCTCCTCGTGTTTTGGTGGTTGGTTGGTTAGTCCGGTAGGTAAGTTAACACGCCTCGCGGCGTATCCCGTTAACGGGGTGTCAAAATGGTATTTCGTCTGCCAACATTTCAGCCAGGCCGGCTGATATGTTGTCGTTGCTCGCCTCGGGCGCGTTGTCATTTGCAACTCCCGCAATGGCGTCAACAACTTCCCAGTATTTGCCGTTCGGTTTCACGACGATTTCGGAGGTCGGCAGCAATTCATTCTGGCGCTCCATGAATTCCAGCACAGTTTTCGGGAAAGGCGCCTGACCGCCGTGCTTTCGCCACCACCTGTCCGATTTCGACTTAAAGAAACCGGTGTGCGCGGGGCCGAGCCATTCATTGATTGGCGACATACCAACCCAGTAAGACACCTTCACGCTGTCCTGCTTGCCGCCCTTGCCTTCGTGGTATGCGAAGGTGCGGCGCTCCACCTGACGGGTGCTGGCGTTGTCCTTCGACAACATCGGCACATCTTCGGCCTGTGCAGATATCTTCGGTGTTTCATCAACCGGGAATTCATACCCGCAATCCGGACAGGTATGCAGCGAGGCATGGATCAGCGAGCCGCAGCCTACTAAACCACGATCGTCAGGCTCTTGCGGACATTGCTTCACTGGCGCCTCCCCATCGCCTTTCTTCATACCCGGCGGCGTTACTGCATCGATGGGCCCGTGCTTGCGCACGACACCCGCAAAATCCAAAAACAGGCAGTTCTCCTTGCCCGGATAAAGCCGTAAGCCACGCCCCGCCATCTGGACATAAAGGCCCGCTGATAAGGTTGGGCGACAGAACGCGACCAGATCGATGATCGGCAGGTTCGTGCCGGTTGTTAGTACCGAGTTATTCGTCAAGGCGCGGATCTTGCCAGCCTTAAAATCAGCCAGAATGCGATCCCGCTCACCGGTCGGGGTGTCGCCAGTCACAGTCTCACAACTAAAGCCCCGACTACGAATTTCGTCTCGCATATGCCGGGCATGTTCGACGCCACTGCAAAAGCACAGCCAAGCCTTGCGCTCCGCACCAGACGCAGTGCCATACGTGACGATCTCATCGACCACGGAAGCCGTGATATCGTCTTTATCGATAGCCGCCTGCAGAGCGTTCTGCTTGTAGTCGCCGCCCTGCTTGCCAACGCCGGACAGGTCGAAGGCAGTCGCCATGCCCTTTGAAATAGGACGGCAGAGATAGCCTTCCTCGATCATCTCGCCAATCGGCTTTTCAAAGCAGATGTCGTCGAAAAGCGCGCCGTCACCTTCCGTCAAAAGCCCCTCGCCCAAGCGATAAGGTGTGGCCGTGAGGCCGACCAGCTTCAGGTCTGGGTTGATGGCGCGCAGGCCTTCAATCAGCTTGCCATACTGCGTTTCCGAGTTTCTGGGCATCAGGTGGGCTTCATCGACCAGAACGACGTCGATATGCCCGATCTGCTCCACCTTGTTTGCGATGGTCTGCACGCCGCCGAAAACGATCTGCGCCTTTGCGTCTCGCCGACCCACGCCAGCCGAAAAGATGCCAGCAGGCGCGAAAGGCCAGATGTTCAGCAGCTCCTGATAGTTCGAGAGAATGAGCTCGCGAACATGCGTCACGACAAGCACGCGCATGTCGGGCCAGCCTTCGATTAGTTCCTTGCAGATCGTGCCCAGCACTAGGCTCTTGCCGCCGCCCGTCGGAAGCACGATAAGAGGCGAGCCGGGTTGTTCGCGCCAGTAGTCGTAAAGGCCGTCAACGGCGGCGCGTTGATAATCGCGTAAGGTTAGCATTTGGGGGCGTTACCTTGTTTGATAAAGAAAAACTCGAGAAAGAAAACGAGCAGTTTTCTTCGGCGATTTTGTATGTTGCGACGGCTGTGTACGTCGGTGTGTGCGCTATGGTCTTCGGCGCGCTCTATGCCAAGCTGCCTTCATTTGGCGACGCATTTTTAGCGATGATGAAGGATTACGGGACGATCATCACTGGCGTACCTGTTCTTGTTGCAGTCGTTGTTGCAAAGCAGCAGCTGGATGCGAGCAGAAGGCAACATGTGGCGACCGTAAAGCGATCTCTTAAGGGGCAGCTTGACGCAATCAAGACGGTTAGACATTTTTTGACTTCCATCGATAAACTTGTCTCTCAGGGAATAGATTACTCCAATCGCAATAGTCATCTATTCGTGTGGCTTCTCGATAAAGAAGAACTCGAGATGATCAAAGAACACCTGCCCTCTAGTATTTCAACGCATTGCGAGGGCTGTTCTCAACGGGTGGTGAAATTCATTGAAGATTTCCACGACGGAACAAACGAACGAGAAAGACTCCAGAGCTCACTAGGTTTGATAGCTAGTCAGGCAATGCTGGTGAAAAGCCGCACTGATTGGCTTTATCAAGAACTTTCTGAATACTGGTCCTAGCCACTCGTCTCTCTCTTCACCCCATCCACCCAAATCTCACCCGTCGCCAACCGGTACGTAACGGTCTCCGCAACCTCGTCCGCATCGATCTGCTCGCCATTTATCAACCCCGGCAGATAGAGGTGAGCCGGGCATCCGTCGCGCTGCTCGTCGATCGACAAAGGCTTGTTCCAGCGAGCGCATGACATGTGGCAATCACCGCCGTGCTCGGGCTGAACATGAAGGCAAGTGCGGCAGTTAACGCGCGGCTGCACGCCTTCATGGCAAACGCCGCGGTGTTTGCAGAACATGCAGCCGAAGAACTCCGAGTCTTCACTGATACGGCTGGGCGGCTCGTCCGAAAACACGATGCGTTCGCAACGTGCCAACAGACGAAGACAGAATTCGACATCGTATTCGATGCGCTCGGCATAAAGCGTATCGGTGTTCTTACACGAAGCCAGATACAGGCAGCGCGTCAATCCAAAAGCCTGCATTCCAAGCTGGCACTGGGCATAATGTAAGGGCTTGGCCTTCTGGCAGCCGTGCTTCTGAAGTTCCTTGATGCCCTTCTCGTTGCTCGACTTGAATTCCAGCAGGTGTTCGGTCTTCGGCGCTTCGGGTACGCCCATTGCCTTGCCGTCGCACTTGCCACGGACGAACCCAGAAACCAGCCTGATTTTGTCCTGTTGTCCATAGACATCAACGCCGATGCGTTCGAGGTCGGCAACGAGGCGGTCTTCCTCGATATTGCCGGTGGCGAACAGTCGAAGCTGGCGACCCGAATGAACCTCGTGCGCTGAGACCCATCGGAAGCCGTACCACAGGGCGCGGTCGCATTCCGTGCCCGCCTCACCCACACTGATGCCCCACGAGTCCCAGGACTTAGCCTGGGCCTCGTAAGCTGCGTAGATGGCGCGGACAGTGCTGGATTCAGCTTTGGGAAGCGCTGCCATTACGCCGCACCAACAATATATTCTGGTTTACCGTGATTACTGTGGAAGTTAAATTGGTCATTGGCCGCCATCCGTACATGCTTCGCAGCATCAATACTGTTATACCCACCCAAGTACTTCACTTCCCCATCGACCGTAATTTGGGCAACCCATTTCCCCCTCTTATTGTCCCAATGAACTCCAGTAACACCGCTAGTGTTCGTAGAATGCATCGATACATTTTTTCCATTGGTAGATCGGTTAGCGTCACGCAGGTTGCTGAAGGCGTTATTTCCTCGACAATGATCGATATGATCGACTTCATCTGGCATGTAATTTTTCATGTAGAGGAACGCGAGCCTATGCGCCCGGTATCGCTTGTATTCGACTCTAATCACAATATACCCGCGATCATTGACGGAACCCGCTTCTTTACCAGCCCATCTTTCGTTCCAGTTGGCGGGCAAGTCTTGACGACGTCGCCATGTGAAAACCCCCGTCCACGGATTATAATGAAGTACCTCTCGCACACGCTTTTGCGTCAACGTCACGTAATCACCTCCAACTCGCGCAACAGGCATCTGACGAATGGCATCAAGCTGGATGCCTCGTGGATTTCGACTTCGTATTCGCCATCTTCTGAAAACGCGATTTCGGTAACGCCTTCATGGCGCAGCGCATATTCAACGGCGTTGAAGATTGCGGGTTCATCGAGCCGTTTTTTGGTTGGCGCCATCCCCTACACCCTCATCGGCATAAGCACGCCCGTCCACTCGCCCTCGCCCTTGACGACGGCAGGCGAGCCTGCATCGCCGAGAGCAAAGCGCACGTTTGCTTCATCCAACGCGCCAAGCATGTCGTTGACGTACCGGGCGTTAAAGCCGATTTCCAAAGGCTCGCCTTCGAACGTCGCCTCAACTTCATCGCTAGCCTTGTCAACCAGCATCAGTCGCAGCACATCGCCGACGGCGAATTTCACGGCCCGCGATTTGTCGTCCGCAACAGCAGCGACACGTTCGACAGCCTTCATGAGAGCCTGCCGGTCGACGGTAAGCACGTTGCTATTGCCGGTTGGAATGACGCGCACATAGTCAGGGAAAGTGCCGTCGATCAGCTTCGATGTAATAACCGTTGAGCCAGACGTGACGCGCACCTTGTTTTGGGACAGTTCAACCGTAACAGTTCCTTTTGGTAGCAACCCGACCAGCTTGCGCGGCAGGATCACGCCGTAGTCCAAATCACCGGTAGGGCCGACATTGCGCATCAACCGGTGCCCGTCGGTTGCGACAGCCACCAAGCGCTCTTCGACGGCATGCAGATAAACGCCAGCCAGGTAATAACGGGTCTCGTCCGTCGAAATGCAGTGCACACACGGCGCAACAAGCGCTGCCAGATCAAGCTCCAGCGTCGTGTCGAACTTCCCTGCGCTGAAGGACGGGAAGTCTTCAGCCGGCAACACGTCGAGTTTGTAACGGCTGCGACCCGATGCGACGGTGAGGCGGCCTCCGTCTAAGGCAAGCGATATGTCGCCTGTCGCGCGCTTGGCGATATCCGCAAGCATCTTGCCGGGAACGGTTACGCTTCCTGGTTGGCAATCGAGCACCGGCAATCTGGTCGTTATCTCCACATCCAGGTCGGTCCCGGTCAGGCGTAGTTGGCCGTCCTCGACAGCCAAGAGCACGTTGGCGAGAATAGGAATCGTGTTGCGACTTTCGATGGCACGTGTAACGGTCGCCAAGGCGTGCGCGAGTTGTGAGCGGTCAATGCTGACTCTCATCAAAGTCTCCTCGTGTTCGGTGGTAGAAGGCGCGGCTGGCAACCGCGCCTGTTGTTTAGCTTAGCCCCAAGGTCGCTTCTTGCCTGCCGCAGCAGCCGCTGGCGCCGGCTTGTTGCTATTCGACGCAGCCGGTCGGTTGTCATTGGCCGGACGGGCCTGCGCTACAGGTTGGTTGGCGTCGATTGAAGGCTGGGGAACGTTGCCTTCATCGGGAAAGTAGTATTTCTTTATTTCTGCGCGCGCCGGGTATTGGCCATCCTTCGAAGGCTTGCCGAGGCCAATCTTTGCCGTGAACGCCTTGAAGTGCAGTTCTTCACTGTCCTCGACTTCCGAGACGCCGATCGCTCGGCAAAGGCTCGCGAACTGGCGCTGGCCGATCTCTTGCGCCTGCGCGTTCTTGTGCTCCAGATTGTAGAAATTGAAGACCTTGCGGCCCTTGTATTCCTCAGGGCGAAGAACCGTCATCGTTGTCTTGAGGCCGGTACCGTTTGCGCCTTCCTTGACCTCCGACGCCTCGATTTCCAGTTCATAGTCGCCGTTCGGCAGCTCTTCGTAGTCCCGCTGCTCCGTATCGTGAGCAGTCGCATCAAATCTGCTGGCTAGTTTTGCCATCTGTCATTTCCTCGTGTTGTTGGTGGTGTGGTAGCGGCGAGGCCTACGCCTTCGCCCGATGAATAGCCGGGCGGAAGAACCCGCCGATGAAACCAAGCGAAGCGCCGATCTGCCACATTGCAAGGCCTGCCCCGTTGATGCCAACGGCGGCAAGGAAGGCGTGGATCGTTTCTGCGAAGAACAGGCCCACAACCCAGCCGACGAACGCGCCACCGAGAACGCCGATGAGCGGTGCGAAGAAGAGGATGGCTGCGATTGCTACAAGGCCAGCTAGGGCTTTTTCCATTAGGTTTTTCCTATCTTCATAGGATTGGTGTTGTCGTTGGCTGGTATCGCCAACGACGGCTGGAATGGCGCATCAAGTTGGGCGCCCTTCCTGATATTGTCCGCTGCCCACAAGGGCCTCAGATTGGACAGAGCCCAGCATTTCTGGAAGTCGATGTCTTCTGGTTTTTCATAGTTAAAGACCGATCGCGGGATGATGTGGTCTATGTGCCAGCCATCGTTTCCATAGTTGCCCCAAGACATTCCGGGCAGAAAACACTTCTCAAGATGAGCTATAAGTTCATCGACGGTATACCCAACTAGAGATTCCCATTTCCGACCGGCCTTTTGGTCTTTCAGGCTTTTGTATATTCCAACCTTGATGGTATTTGCGACTTTCCACTCTGGCGAATTTTTCTTCTTGGCATACGCCCTTGCCCTTTTTGCGATCACCTTATCTGGGTTTCGTCTCTCCCATTCTTTTCCGTAACCTGGATTGTCTTCGTGGAATTTCCTATTTATTTCCCTACGCTTCTCTGGGTTTTCTTTTTGCCACTTGGACACTCTGGCCAGTGCATCTTCTCGGTTGGATGCGTACCATTCCGCCCAATAGTTTGGGTTTTCTGCGATCCGCTTTGCGTAGTCTTCTTTGTTCTTATTGGGATTCCTAGCCCTATACTCGGCGTCAGTTTTGCGCTTGCATACCTTGCAGATGCTGCTGCGCCCGTCCTTGCGGCTTTTGTTGCGGTTGAATGCAATGACGGGCTTCACCTCTCGGCATGCTGTGCAGGTTTTCACCTGCGCCTCGCGTTCGCCCATTTTTTATGCAGTCTCCTGCCGGCCATTGTCATTGGCTAGAGACCAGTATCGCGCCAAGTCATCGAAACCCTGTCCTTTTTTGTAGGAAACGGTATCCGGCATGCTGAACCGGTTCTTCGCAACGAACCCCGCACCTTCGTTCAGGTGTATCTGTCGCTCTTTGCCACCTTCGGCATGAGCAACCTTCGTTTGACGGGCGACCTCTTTTTCTTTGATCGAAACGCGGTAGTTCAAGAACGCAACGATATCGACTTTTTCGCGAACCAGTGCGTTTGCTCTTTTATGTAGTTTGACCGAATATCTCGAGTATGGATCTGTGATAGGGCTGTCAAAGCGGACAATCTCCGGGTGCGCGAGCATCACCACGTATATTCCAGCCCTCGCCAGAGCCGACACGGCGGCCATCAGCTCATTCCATTCGGTGTCGGCCTCAACATACCCGCGGCCGAACCCAGGTTCTTCAATACTCGCCACGCCCAAGCGCGCGCATGTCGCACGCCAAACAAGCGGTTCCAGCCCATCGAGGCTGTCGATAATCACGGTGCGCCGGTCGTGCTCTTCGGTCAGCAGCTCGCCGATGACGTTCAGCAGATCGTCGAAGGATTCAATTGTGCCAGGGGTTGCCATTTCGATATCAGACGGCGGGCGCTCGCCTTCGGTTGCCAGATAGATCGGGTCTGGGAATTCAGCCGCGAGCGACGTCTTGCCGATGCCGTCGACGCCGTAGAGAAGGATCACGGGCGGATCGTTTCTCTTCGTCGACTTCAGGCTTGAAAGAGATAGAGCCATAGGTCTCCTCGTGTTCAGTAGGTGTGGTGGGTAACGGCGATTGCGGCGATGACAGCCGCAAGTATGAGCCAGCCGACAAGCCATGCTGGCGGGCTTGTGAGCCACAGGCGTGGGGCGGTCATGCCCCACCCCACAGATAAAGCAGCCCGTAGAACGGCAGCAGCAGGTTCCAGAACAGGAAGGCCGCAATTGTCGTGGCGATTGCCAGCGCGAACGCTGCAAGCGCCAAGGACTGCCCGATGCGTCCGACACCGGGCTTGCGCCCGGGATCGATGAACGGCATGTCAGCCGTGGCTTTTGTGGCGAAGGAAATCATGCCAGCACCCATGCGTAGAAGCCGACGGTCAGAGCGAGCGCAGCTACAACTGCCAAGCCCCACAGAAAGCGGTCACCAAGGCCGAGCGTGGTTTCCCGCTCATAGAGGGTGTCGCCATCCGCGTAGTCTTTGGGCGCATAGTTGCGCGTGTGGCTGTACGTGGTGGAGGTCATCACGCGGCTCCCCTCGTCTTGGTGTTTTTCGTAAGCTTCACTTTCTTGGTGAAATCGACCGGGATGACGTTGTCATCTTCAGGCTTGTCGGCCTCGACTCCGCCGTCATCCTCTTCAAAATCGGGCTCGACTTCGAAGCGAGAGACTTCAAGTTGCACAAGGCCGGTGCCGGGGATCATGAAGCGCACGGTCAGCCAGCGAAAGCTGTCGCGCTCCTCAATGATGATGCCCTTCCATTTCCACAGCTTGTGGACGACTATCTCGCCGGGCAAATCCCAGCATTCACCGCATTCGCAGGTCATGCGGCACCTCTTTTCGGTGCGCGGTGATAAGTGACCGGCGCGTTGGAAACGTGCGTTCCATTGCGAAGCACGGCGTTCGCGCGCGCCTCTGCTTTTTGCGCAGCCGTCCGGTAAGGCTTGCGGTTTGTCATGTCCCGCTCGCCCGTTCGTGTATATTTCGTTTTCAAGATTGCCTCCTCGTCGGGAGGTTAATCGTCGGCCCCGTCATCCTCGCGGTCGGCCCGCCTCGTAAGGCTAGTGGACTGTGCCTGTATATGGACCGTCCAGAATGGTTATGCGGGGCAGCGAGACATAGATGTCCATGCAACCTCCCGAATAACCGCCGTTAAAAGTTGTGCGCCGCACAACGGTCTTCTCTGTTGGCTCTGGCGCCGATAGCGTGGGCGATCTTTCCGAAAGCAGCGACCAGGCGTGGCCTCTGGTAATGCCCATCAATTCCGCAATCTTCCCGAACGACGCGCCATTTTTACGGTGCGCGGCGGCAGTTGCCTGCAGTTCGTGCCTTGATGAATGCTGCATGTCTCCTCGTGTGTGGTTGGTGACTGTTGACAAGTGCCGTGTCTAACGGCATCTGTCTGGTCGCGCGGGGTGGTACCTGCGAAGGAAATCGCGGCGTAGAAGCGGCTTCGGCCCTCCTCGTGTTAACCGCGACGTACGGGCAGGCTGGGGTAACGGGTGGTGCCGACCCATAACAGCCTGCTTTATTGTTTACTTCCGCTTTCGCATTTCGGCGTTGGATTGCGGCGCCAGCCTGGCAATAGCGAAAGCACCGGTCGCATTTCAGCGACCAGTGTCCCTTTTGAAATCTAAGGCCCTTGGGGCGCAGAAGCGATGCGGCTTCTTTCGGCTGTGTTCATCATGGCGCTTCTCCTCAATAAAATGGTTTCTATCTGTTAAGGGCGAAAATCCGTGGGAGGATGTTCATTCTGTTGCCTGTTATTTTGTGGTCCCGGCGTCTTTCGCGTCGGTTGATGAATAGAATATATTGGGATTAATCCCATTTGTCAATGTGATATTTCCCATTTCATGTGCAATGCGTAAAAAATGCCGCAAGCGCGGCATTGTGATTTATCACTACAGAAATGTCAGACGCGTATTCGTCGAGCCTGTCGCGGCGGAACGATAGATTCAATGTCCGCAGCCCAAACCACCTCTTGATCCCGCATCGTGGGACCATTCAGCGATTCGAGATCGTAAAGACCTGGACGAGATCCGCGTGTTAACCGCTTCAGCAGAGCTCGACCGTCGCTCAACCCCACAACAACCATGTCGCCAAGCATTTCGTCGGTTGGGGCAAGCTTCTGATCGCTATAAAAGATCAAAGCCCCGTCAACGAATGTTCCCATTGAGTATCCTTGCACTTCAACGGCTACCGACTCGGGCCCTGCACCGGGCGGGATGATGACGTCACCGAACCCACCGTCACCCGTTCCATATACTATTTCGCCACTCGTATCGGCCCCGACCCGTCCTACCACTGAAGTTACTCCCGGCTCTTCTCCGATAAGATATCCGACAGTAGTATTCAGAATGTTAGCGACCGACTTCAAAGAGTCGATCTTAGGAACGGCGCCGCGATCCAAAATGTCGCGTACGAAAGTTTCCCCCATACCAGCTTCCAGCGACAGGGCCTTCATACTCCAGCCGCCCTTTTTCATCGCGGCCCGAAATCGATCTTTGTCTACAGTGACTTGCTTCATAAATGGGTTTTAACCCATCGCGCATTTTTCGTCACTTGGGAAGTTTCCCATTGACTAATGTGATTTATCCCATTATCTTCTCCCCAACAGCACGAAGAAGCGACCGACGCTGATCTGCTGACCACCGACCAAAACACGAGGAGAATGCAATTATGGAATCCACCAAGAGAAGAAGAAGCCCCAAGCCTCGCCCGAATGAAATCATCGGCGGCGGATTCTTTGTATTCCGCCGCGGCAAGAAGACTGGCCGGGTTGGCGTCTTCACCACCATGCCGTACGAGCACGGCTCGTTTGAGCAAGCCTTGGTCGAGGCGACGCGCCTCGCTGCCCTGTGTCCCGGCGAGACGTTCGAAGTTTTCCAGACGAGCGGCGCCGTAGCTTGCTGCACGCCGGCAGTGCTGGCGGAGGCCGCTTAAAATGGAGAGGAACCCCACCACCGAGCTCGAAGGTGCGCCCCTCCCGCGCGGACAGAAAAACATCGTCGACGCGCTGGCAGCGATTTATCCGCGCCGCATTTACATCAACGACCTCGTCGACAACGTCTATGCTTTCGATCCGAACGGCGGACCGGACAACGCGCACAATACGGTGCGAGTTCAAATCAGCCAGCTTCGTAAGCGCCTGCCCTCCTATGGCTGGACGATCCCGATGAACCACCGGGGCGCCGGAAACCACGGGTATTACCGCCTTGAGCCCATCGCAAACGACAATGTATCGGCGGCGGAGCGGGCCGCAACAAACCGGAGGGCTGCAGCATGAACCGCGCGCTCCTGGAAATGCTCGCCGACGACGAGTTCGAAACGGAAACCGACGCACCGAAGGCCGGCAATGTCGAGCCTATGCGCCGCCCTGACTACAAGGCTAGGAAACATGGCCGCCCACAGCCGTGGCTACGCTATGCGGCACGAGAAGCGGTCGAGATGACCGTCGTTTTGGCCTTTTGCGTTGCTGTATGCGGCGTTGGGTTGGGGTTATCCGCATGAGGCGCGAAAGATAGCGACGGGGCGCTTAAGCCCCCGAACCTCAAAGAATGACAGCCTTGCGCGTTTTTGCGCCACGGCTTTTGCACCTACCAAAACACGAGGAGAATAAACATGCACAGACATGTATCGACGACGCACGCCGTTATGGCACACATCCTGACCGCTGCGGAATTTCAGCAGCAAGGCACAACCGCCGCACAGGTGCTTTCGATTTCAAAGGCCGTGCGCGCGCTTGGCTATCACTCCGAAGCTGAGACGCTGCGCGACACCGCTTTCGAACTGGCGCGCATTACTGGCGTTCGGTTCCGCTATGGCGCTCCGCGCCAGCGTCGCAATCCAGCCAATGACAACCGCCGCCGGATGCGGAGGTCGGTGTGATGGGCGCCACAGCTCGCCGCATCGATGCGGCATATCTCAACGCGCTGCGGCTTGGCCCGCAGCGTATCGGATATCCAGGCATCCATTTGCCTGTTGCCTGCCGTCTGGAGGCAACCGGTAAGGCGCGAGTGCTTGGCAATGTCGTCGAGGTGCGCCCATGACCATCCCAGAACAGGCAGTACAGGCGGCCAAGGACGTACTGTACTACGCTAACCCGAATGATGTTGAGCGCGCCCTCACCGCTGCTCTCCCCTTCCTCCCCGTGCAAGGGGCTGTGAAGAAGCTGGAGGATGTTCTGCGGGAACTCATCACGGACCAATCCGAAGGTGAATGGGACGAGAGCACCATAGAGAAAGACGTACGCACATTTTCCGCTCGCATCCTCTCCGCGCTTGAGCCATCCGTAGCGCGTTCGCAGGCGTTGGAGGAAGCCTTCAAGGCTGGTGCCGAATGGTGCAATCCAAGACGCAATCAACTTGTCCTTTACACCACGGTTGAGAAAGCGGCTAAAGCATACGCACTTTCCCTATCCTCCCCGGACCATGCCGACGCCGGTAAGGTCGAGGGGGATGGGTGGTTGCCGATTGAGACAGCGCCGAAGGATGGGACGCCGGTTCTTGCTTATCAAGCCGGTCGATATTTCAAGTGCTGGCTGGAATGCGACCGATATGAAGGTGGCTATTTCTGGCAAGACGAAGAAGACAGCGAGCCGTCACCCACCCACTGGCGTCCTCTCCCCTCTGCGCCATCAGGAGGCGACCGTTATGGCGAGTGAACTGATCGCAGAAGCTATCACTGATTATTTCGGCGAGCGCTGCCTAGACTATGCCGAGGGATGCCCGACCTGTGAAGCGTGGGCCGAATATGACCGCTGGAACACCCGCACCGCGCCTGCGGATGGGTTGGAGCGGTATAGGCCAGAGCCTGTGTCATTGGGCGGAATGGTGCGTGATCCCGATGGCGGTTATGTCACCCGCTCGCAGGCTGAGGAGCTATTGGCGGCGGAACGAGATAAGGTGCTCTTCCTTAAAACCGCGATGGAAATTGCTCAAACTCATTGCGGGTTGAAGGACAAAACAATCGACAAGCTCGAAGCCGACAACGCGGCGAAGGCAGCGCGGATTAAGGAGTTGGATCGGTGCCATGAAGGCACAATAGACTTGTGCAACCAGAAAACAGCGCAGATCGAAGCCCTCGAAGCCAAGCTCGCGGCGGCTGAAAAGGCGCTGGAGCCGTTTGTGTCATTTTTCAACGAGGCGATGAAGGGCTTCACCGAAGGATACGCAGAACGAACTCCCTCAGATAAACCCGTACTCGGCTGGAATAACGCTTATCTGCTCATGCGTCATTTCATCGAAGCCCGCGCCGTGCTGGGAGGGAAGCCGTGACTTCTGACCTCATTACCCGTCTCTCTAAGCTAGACGCGCCTGACAGGACAACTGCCGCTACCATACTGAAAATCCGCGATGCCTTCGCAAGCGTAAAGCCGTGCATCGCCCTCTTGCGCGCAAAGGAGGCATCGAATGCCTGATATCGTCGCAATCTTCCATGAGGCCGTGAAAAAGGGATGGCCTGATTTTACCCGACGCAATGCCAGCGACTTTCTACGGAGCTATTTCGGCAAAGAATATCGAAGCATCAGTCCAGAGCGGGCAAAGCTCGTCGCTCAAGAATACCTCGATGAATATGGCGTTGCAGCCGATTACCCGCAGGAGGCTAACCATGCCGAGTAAGGAACTTATCGAGGAAATAGCCTTTATCATCAGGCACGATAGAGATGGGTCGCCAGAAGATACGGCACGTGACATTTTAGAAGTCATCTTCGCCGCTCTACAGGAGCCGACAGAGGGGATGATCAAATCGGGCGCACAAGAGGTAGACTGGTATGACCACAATGCAATTGATTGCTGGCGCGCCATGCTCGCCGCCTCCGCACTTGGGGAGCAGAGCGA